CTTTATATTGAGAGTAAAATTTTCGTCTTGAGTCTGAACCATTTTCACCATCCCAAAATACTACAATTTTGTCTAAATGATACGTCTCAAATGATCTCCTAAGAGTATTAACAAAATGGTATATTGCTCCAATATGTTTTCCTTTGTAGAAATGGTTCTTGAGACCATAAAAACCAATCGTAAGTAAATTGTCTCCATCAACGAGTAAAACCGACATTTAGTATAATTTATTCGTCATCATCTGACGAGATTTCTGCTTTGAATCCTAGTTCACTAACATCAGTAACCTTCTCTCCGAATAATTTACTGATATAGTCTAAATTTTCTTTTGCGTATTCTTGGATTGATATTTTTTCTTCGGCGGATTCTTTTGCCTTCATAAATCCGTGAGGAGTTACCATTATCTTCCCATCTGCAAATCCAATACCATTAACGTGGTTCTTCATAATAGAAATTTTAGTTCTACTTGCGAAGTTTACATCACGTTTATTTCTTGTGATTTTGATTTTTGTTGTTCCTGCTCCTTTTTGGTTACCAAATAAGAATACTAAAGTTGAGTTTAACCAAATGGCTTCTCCACCTTTTGCTTTAATCTTTGGTTGTCCGAAAGGATTGTCGGGTAATTCAACCCAAGGTTGGTTAACAATGATAAGAGTGTTTGTATGTGGTTTATCTGTTCTTCTTGAACCTGAGATACGTTGGTTAATACCCATACCTATTTTGTCAGCAAGAACCGAAGCATTGTGTTGTTTACCTCCTTTACCTTCAAATGTCATCTTACAAGGAACAGAACCAACTGAATCCCATAAGAATAAAATATCGTGAGGAATTTCACCTTTTTCTTGTGCCACTAATACTTCATTAATAAAATCGGTAATCTGTTCGATATAATCGAAGTCACTATTGAAGAGATAGAAATCATCTTCTTTATTGAATCCCATTAATACCGCGTGATCCCAATTCCATTTTTGTTCTGTAATAATGAACACAGGTAGAATTCCTTTCTTTTGTGCATCGACTGCCGCTTTCACAAGTGCTGTGGTTTTACCAGTATCACTATGTCCTAAGAACATATTAATGTGTCCAATTGCTGGACCTGGTATTCCTGTTGCATCTAAAAACGCGTCTCCCAAATCTAAGAAACGATCTGGTTTGTACTCCGCCTCTTTAGAGAATTTCTTCTTCATAGAAGAGAAGTCGTTTTTTTTTAATACCTGCCATATTGTTGTTTTTTTAAAATATGGGGTGGATATTTCACCACCCCGTGAATAAATTAGAACGGTAAATCTTCGTCTACCTCAGCATCATCCTGTGGGTCTACCACTGGAGTTACTGGTTTTTGTGTTCCGATAGTTTCTTCATTTGAAGAGTTTGAAACCCATTTTTTTGTTTCGTTATCCCAACGTGGAATTTCACCTTTAGCCACCATTTCTAAGTAGTCTTCACTTTTCTTAGAATAAACGTCTGACCAAGTCAATTCGTCTTCTAACCAAGTTTTTGCCACATTATCATCTGTGTGTAATGGACCCGCATCTTCAGGAATAACTGAATTAATTGAAGTGTACTCTTTACCGGTACCCGCCTTAGTTAAGGTCAAAGAAATGATTAAATCACGTCCTTTTTGAGTGTCGGTAACGTCACCTTTGTTTTTAAAGATTGGGAAGATTTTGTCTAAAATACCATCTCCCTTGGCGTTGTGTTTAAATCTCCAAAATTTTGGACCATCTTGTTCTTGGTCGCGATCGATAACTTTTACGATGTAGAATTTACGTGAACGGTACTGACGAGCCAATTCTCTGTCTGACTCAACACCTGTCATCATTAATCCTTCGTGAACCTCATTTAATGGGGAACGTTTACCTTCTTGTTTTGGGTCGTATAATTTAACCCATTTTCCATCCACCTGAACTTCGTGGAAGTACACCTCTTTAAATGGAGATGAACCGTCTGGTGTGGGAAGAATACGAATTCTTCTCTCTTCACCTTTTGAACCTTTAGGAAGTATCGTTACGAAGTACTTCTTCATCCTATCCTCTTGGGATACTCTGTTTGCGTTGCCACTTGTGGCGTTCTTGTTTTTCTCGTACTGTGCTAGTACTGCATCAAATGTTGACATAATTGTTAATTTAAGTTATAAACTGTTATAGATAAAATATAGACAAAAAAAACCGGATTACGAAATCCGGCTTAAAGTTTTTTAAAAAAAGTTTTTTGGTTTTTTACTCCAATGTTAAAAGATACGATAATTTATTTAATTCTCCTAATATTTCATCACGGATGTTTAATAAATCAGTATCTGATGGTTCCAATTGTTCTGACATTTGAACTAAAGATTCTCTAACGGTACTAACTAAACCTTTCATATCTAATTCTGAAAGATTACTCAATTGAATTGTTTTAGTCTCTTCGTCTAAAGTAAATCTACCGTATTTTCCCATTGCAGACTCGACAAATGTGTCGATTAATGCACTTAATGAATCGTAAAATCCACCAAATGCGTTGTGTCTAGCAAACCCTTTAGTTTGCCAATGGTTAATCTTCATTTGTATTTGTAAACCTAATAAAAAGTTTACATTAGAACTTAAATTCATTTTCTTCTTGGTCTGAGTTAAAGGACGTTTTTATAGTATCTGGTGAGTAGTCTTGAACATCTTGTTTAGTTAAAACATACTCATTCTTACCAGAAGCTCTCATTTCACCTTGTTTTTGGCTAAAGAACTCGTTCGGTCTTTGATTAAATGGATATGAATCCAAAGAACGCATTTCAAGTTTTTCTTGAGGTGTTTCTGGTTTCATTTGTTGTACTTGAGCACCCAATTGGTCAATTTTAGCAACCACTTGGTCCATTTCACCTAATTTAGCCTCGAGGTCTGTTAATTTACTGAATACATCATCCATTTTGTTTAAAACAGATACGTGATCCGCTTTATTGTCGTCGATGTTGTTTTTGATACTTTTAGTCATATTAACTAAATCAGTAATATCAATTTCTTCAGTACCTCCGTCCATTGGGGTTTCTTCTGGTGCGTCCATTGGTGCCGCCGCTGGGTCAACTGGTGCTGCCGGATCTACCGGAGCCGCTGGGTCAACTGGTGCTGCTGGGTCCATTGGTGGTTCTGGAACTTCTTGTTCCATAATCATCTTAGAACCATATTTGTTGATTTGTTTGTAACGCTTCAACTCGTCGTGTAATTTTTTCTCTAACATAGTTTTAATCTTGTAATAATTGTCTACCGTCGTTGGTAATATATTTTTTATTTATTCTTTCAACTATACCGTCTTTTTCTCTGATAGTATAACATTCTCCTGTTAACATATCACATTCTTCTCTTTCCATTCCATCATTAGAAACATTTTTAACTTGTTTTGGATTTAAGAATTGATTAATACTGTCGTTCATTTTATTATTTTCCATAATTTTTAAGATATACATATAAATATCCCATAATTCTTAATATTCTTATTTAATCATAAAATAGATAACCCGTCCTTCGTGGGTATTTAATAATTTCATAAGTGAATCCGATAACGCTATACCATATCCATTTACACTTGGTCCGATATTAACTGGTCCTTCGGCTTTGAATGGTGACCCTGATAGTGTTCTATTTAAAGAATATGATGGGGTTATTGTCTTTTCGGTACCATCGTCTGGATTTAAGAATGTGGTAATTCCTGTCCCAATATGGTCAGGAGTGATGTTACTTTGTAATATAAATTTGGTCGAATAAAAATTTTGTGTTTTTGAATAATTCTTAAGTTCTCCCCAAGATAATCCACCATTACCGTCTTTATCGGTAACAACTTGATTTTTAAATCTACTAACAATGGCCATATGAGTGTCGTCTGCTATTGGGTATGCTTCCGATCCCATTCTTGCTACGACAGCTCTAAACCAATCTCCACCTTTGTATTTAACTTTTTGAATATATTTCTCATTATTAAATCCATTATATGGAATACCGAATGATGTGATACCAACTTCATTTATCTGTTCCTCTCCTGATATTTTAACCGTACCCTTATCAATAGTAAAGTCGCCTTTACCAGGAATTGATAATGGTTGTTCTGTACTTACTTTTCCAGATGAAATTGCTTCTGTTTGGGTTTTAGCTTTTGAAAGTAATTTATCAAACAACGCTTTATAACTTGATACAAACGAATCTTCTGGATCTGGTAGACTAGCTTGTGGTATTCTACTTCCTTTAAATGTTGTCGTAATTGAATTATTTCTAATACTATGACTAACTTCAGTAATCCAATATGAACCACGGAACATAGGGATGTTTTTCAAATAGAAGAACATTGTTGGTTGTATCATAACATTACCCATACACGTAACTTCACATTGATATGACGCTTGTCTATAGTAATCAAATAATCCAATGTCAACATTATATGTTCCCGCTCCAGATTCTGATCTCGCTAAGTTTTCTAACACAACAAAAGATTCTGATGTGTTTTTAATTGTTGATTGATCTAAAGTAACTCCTTTGAACATACTTTGGTTTTGGTCACCAAAACTAACTTCGAACGCAACTACCTTATTTGATTTAGATAAATTCTCGGTATCAAAAATTTTAGGTAACGTTACGATTAATGGGTTGTTATTAACGTCCGATATATTAAAACTATCATCACTAAATCTATAGTTTTTATTCATATCTGAAGGACGTTTAGATGTTGGTCCCGCAAATTGAATAACAGTTTTAGGTGATGATTCTTGGTAATCGACTTCTAAAAATGTTCCAAACAAATTATTTGCAACTGTATGTGATGGAGTGATTTTACTTCTTGTTGTTAATCCATTACCATAAAAGTTAACATAAGCGGGTAGGGTTCTCATATCAAATCCACTTCCTTGTATTAACATTGAAATTGCACTATATAAACTTGCTTTATCGTTTTTTGGGTTTATGATTGAAACAAACCTATCTAAATTAAGATAAGCCTTATCCCCAATATCTTTATTCGCCTTATCTAAAAATAAAAATTCCTCCATTAACAATCTTTGACCTATTGAATTACCAGATGACCATTTATCGTTAAACGATTTAAAGAAATTGTATATTTCTACTTTTAGGTTTCTATTGTTATACCCATCAACAAAATCTATAGATTGAGCTTGTTCTTTATTTGTTATTTTTCCAAGCTTACTAATCAATAAACTAAGGAATAATTGATATCTTGGATTCGCTCCTGGTGTTGCCGGAACAGCAAATGGTACCCCATCTGTAAACACA